TGGCTATGTTCCTAATGTCCATAGCTCTCTTGGATTTAACATCGGGAGGGATACTGCTATCCCCCATCATGGAGGTATAGTCTTTTACTGCTTGGTCATAGGTCTTATCCCTATTTTGGATATAGGCTCCACCATCTTCTTTAAGCTGGACCATATTCGCTTTATGAACGGCATCTACCTTGGCTATTAAGGCTTGTACGGCTCCCTCCCCTCTATAGGGATATAGCTTCTGGGTTTCAGGGGTTATAAGCCCACTGTCTATCATCATCTGAACCCCATTAGTTTTTATACCTTCTATCCTCTTGGCATAGGTTTCATCAGAATCCCAAGGGATTGCCCTTACTATTTGAGCAGCAGCTTCTCCTGCATGGGCTTCTATAAGCAGTCTATCTTTTTCAAAAGGCTCTAAATCACTATTTGCTATTTCTGATTTTAGAAACACCCCTTGAGCTTTTACGGACGGGTCCGCTATATCTACTCCAGTAGTGCCCATATCCAACATGGAAGAATTTCTATCATCCACTAGCCTGGAGAAATCGTTTTGTTTTTGTTTATTCTTAGCGGTCATTTCTGCCATTAGGGAAGTATAAACCCTAGCCTGAGTATCTGCGTCCAGATAATCTCCTAAGTGTTGTGCTGGAACATCTATCCCTTTGGTCTTATCGTAGGCGGATAGTCGGGCGGTATTGAAGTCGAATTGATATTTTTTCCCGTCTTTATCCGTGGCCACAATGTGTGCTAAATTCTTGGTAGGTTGCCCCTTCAACTTTATCTTAGAAGTCTCCACCGAAAGAGTCTTTCCTTCCATGTCTGGCCCCAAAGCAGCCTGTACCGAGGCCAACATCATCTTTTCATGTTTGGAGTCAAAGAGCCCAAGTCCAGCAGCCACTCCCGAGAAGTTTTTCTGTGCCAGATTCTTATCGAAATATATTTTAGATAGTCCCAATTGGGTGCCTCTAATCTTGTTCATGGTTTCATCTTTACCAACAGCATCTTTAAACCCATAGGCGGTGGATTGGTTGTATTTTATTCTTTCCATGGTTAGGTCTAGATCAGATATTTTACTATCTTCAATATTGTTCTGTAATATTTTCAAAGAGGCGTAATCGTCTTGTTTGGTTAAATCAGCATTTATCTGTTTGAACCTATTGTCCATCAAGGTTCTTCTACCTTCTTCATGTTTGGATATAACATGGGTCCTGTCCTCCGCTTGCCACATTCTATAGGCAGCAGCACTAGGGGCACTCTTTTGCATATCCGAATCGAACTTCTCATTATCTGCTTGCATATCCTGGGTAAAGGTTTTCCCATTCTTCATCTTGAAGGTGAACGGGTCAGCTTGTTTTATTTTTTGTTCGTATTTTTCATCTCTTTTAAGTCGGGAGAAACTAGTGGCGTTTAATGCCCATGATTTGTTTTCTACGTCCAACATCTTTTCACCGTAGTCGGACAACTTCTTGCCAAAGTTACCTACACTTGCTGCTAAATCCCTATCAAATCCTAGCAGAATGGGGCTGCTGGCATCTTGAATGTCCGCTTTTCTGACATTCTCATTTGCCGCTCTTATAGGTCCTGGAATATTTATCTTTCCCATATTTCCTCTACAATATACTCATTGCTATGTTAGATGCGGTCCCACCTATAGCCAAAGCAGTTTTTAAGAACCCTGTGGATTTCTTTGCCTTGGCCCTTATATCCGAAGCCTGTTTTCTTAAATCTTGTTCTTTCTGTCTGGACAGAGAGTTGTTATAATCCCTCTCATGTTCCGCCCTAAGTTCCATGGTTACCTGGGTTCTAGCAACACTATCCATAGCTGCCAAGGAAGTTTCATCATTTACTGAAACACCCCCACTAGCTGTTTCCGCTCTATTGGCTCCTTGTATGGCATGGGTCTGTCCTCTGGCATCACTGATGTTTTGCCATATCCTACCCGTGTATTCATATCTTTGGGCTATCTCAGCATCGGCTTCCCTTACTAATAGATCAGCTTGCCTATAAGCATCTTTCTTTTTAGCATGGGCATCCATAAGGTTGCCAATAAGTTCAAAAGTATTTCCAGCAGCCGAAGCCCCTTTAGCCCAATTGGATCTTTCATTGGACCCTTCATTTTTATAAAAACTATTCTTTTCTGGAGGAGGGACAGGTGTTGGAGGTTTAGGTATTACTACTCCCATTATAATTCTCCCGTGTCAGCACGGACAAATAGTCCGGTTATACCAAATGGTATCCCACTATCGACTTCTATGCACACCTGTTGTTTTTCGCCAGCAGAAGAATCAAAGTTCATAACCACATCCCCAGTATACATTTTTAAGATAGTGGGGTCTGGTACTGGAACCTCCATAGAATATAAATTTTCAAAAGTATTTCCAGCCTTCCCTCGGTAGGATTTATATAGTTTAAATAATAGTTTATCAAATCTCTTAAAGACCATTTGTAAGTTTCCAAATGCCCCTGTAGCTGGGGGTTCTAGATTCAGGGTCTTTAATCTACATTTATAGGAATACCCATAATTCAATTGTTCGTAGTAGTCAGGAAGTATGATGGCTCCATTGGTCCAATCAAAATTCCCCACTTCTTCATAATATCCACTTAAGTAATCCTTAACCCCAAAGACAGTGGTTTGCCCAAAACTGGAAGGTAGTCCAAATCTGTTTTGGATGGCATTGATCCCCTTGGAGAGTAGCCATCCTATAGACCCTGGAGCAGGGAGAGTTACCCAAGTTCCAGCTATGGCATTGGCTAAAGAGGTAGCGAACCTCACCTGGGTTTTAGAATAGTATATTGCCCAGAACTGGGTTCCTGTAGGGTAAGCCCCCCAGGGAGCAGAGGTGGATAACTGAACTCTTTGTAGGGGAACTATAGGAGGGAAATTTGGGGTATTGGCCCAATTGAAAGCATTATTAACCGCATCCCAATTGGCGGTACTTATGGTCCAACCGAAATTGGTAGCGGTAGTCTGTGCAGCCCGATCTATTAGTACGAAATCTAATTGTCTAAGCTCTGAAGGGTGTTCCCATAATTCCCCGATAATGGGTTTTATATCATAGGAGTCCGTATTCTTCCCCCGTATCAGAACATGGTATTGGGTATCGCTGTATTTATCTACTACCCATAATTCCCGTTTATTAATCATAGGGTTTAGATAGACAAAAATATCCATTATATTTTTAGCCGTGGTAACATATTTACACCAGGAAGCTACCCCATAAGCCTCATCCAATATCGCTCCTATTAGTTCCCCATTACTGAGGAGAATAGGAACAAAGGAATCTTCTGACAGGATATCTATCTTTTTTATAAATACCCTTTCTCTGGAAGTAATATCTGTTATGGGATTTTTTATAGCATCAGTAACATATTCCTGGGACAACAAACTTATGGCTTTGGTTATATACCCTTGGGCTTCCCCACTGAAGGATAATTGCTTTAGTTCTATTTCATCGTTACCTACGAATAATATATTTCTATCTTGGACAATAGCTTTATATCTAGCTCCCCCATGTTTGGAGTTGAATACAACTTCCCGATTTAGAGCTCCAAAAGCTGAGTCCCCTGTGCCTCTGATTAAATGCTCTCCCACTGAGGTCCCAACCAGTAATACGGTTTGGGATACAAGCCACTCTATTTCCTGTATTTCAGAACTGGATATACCTATAGAGAAAGCATCGTCATTGGAGAGAGCTCCAAAGTACCCCAATTGGGATAAATCCGTGGTAGAGGCTGCATCCTGGGTTAATTTATTTACTGTTAAAATAAAAGGATCTCCAGTCCTACTCAACCAAATGGTAGAAGGGTTTCCCTTAGTAGTAGCGAAGATTAATCTCTGCTGGAAAGTGTTTACCAGCTTAGGATAGCCAGCAGTTTTGTTCCAACCAGAAATAAAAAATATGGAAGAGGCTTGAGTGGTTTCCACCCAAGTGGCTGTCTGTCCTCTCATCTTAACTGCGGTAACATAAGGGGGTACCGCTCCTGCTCTGGGGGTGAACCCTGTTATATAAAATCCTAGTTCAGTGGAAGTTCCAGCAGGAAGTATCCTGATGAAAGTTCCTATGGAATCTATAGTAAATAGATCGTCCGCATTGGCTTCCAGGGTATGAACAGTATCCGCTCCAACGACTGTAGGGGCTGCCTTATTTTTTATGGTTAAGGTTGAGTCCCTGTTTTTTACATAGGGATAACCCAACAAATAGGCTTTATAGTGAATCTTTGGGGTTTTAGTGGAGAGCAATCTGGTATTTATAAATTCTGTTATTTTCCACTCCCCAGCAGGTACCGCAGTAGTAGGGTAGAACACCAATGCCAATGGCTCTATATCACTACTGGAATTAGTTATTATAGCTTCCCCTCCAGATATAAATATATTCCAGGTATCCACTGAGGGTTGAACTGCTGTAGGAAAAGCATTAAATTTAGAATGGGGTTGAGGGAACTCGTATAGGATATCAGCATTCAAACTGGTGACATTTTTAAATACCGTGGTATCCGTTATAGATACCCCATTTTGAATCTTATTTTTAATATAGGCATCCAGGGTAGCCACATAAAAAGGGGAAGCATTTATCTGTCCCGATATTATAACCAATAAATATTCCACCCCTTTGTACACATAGGGAATTGCCCTAAGTCCTGGGGCTTCCCCACTGGCGTGTTTTACCGGAATAGTTATCTTTTGGTATAATCTAAAACCAGGTCTGGTCTGGGCTCCACCCGTTCTCTTGGAGTGGAAATTAGTCATTTCCTCCAGACCGTTTTTAAATTGTTCTATCTCTGTCCTGGAGTCCGCTTCCCTTCCAAGAAACCCTGATCCGAAGTTGTTCTGAGCCTGAAAGTATCTCATCGGGACCCTCTGACGAATACGAAGTCATTTGGGTCTACCGAGATATCGCTGCTGTCTTGAGAAGCTTCGATACTTCTGGCCACAGCTAATACTTCTTCTTTTTCTTTCCTGATGTCCCCTAGAATACTTATACTTTGTAGAATGGAGAAACAGCATTCTGCCGCCAGTTCCAGATAAAAAGCTTTCGTAAAATACGGGCTAAATAGTGTCGTATCAATGCAATCATAGACATAGTTAATACTGACAACACCCATATCTGTAGCAATCTTATCGCCCTCTATTTCATATAACTTCTTCTCGCCATAAGTCGGGTAAATATAATTAGGGATATTTCCTTGAAGCTCATATATCTCCACTAATCGGAGATAGTCGATGGGTAGTTGAAAGTAATGGCCATAGCCGAACAAAGGTGGCGGTAACACTTCTGAAAGAGCCACTCGCTTTAAAGAGAAACCCCATTGATGATCTTCCAGGACTCTTCTCCTGCAAACATCGTACATGGTTTTCATTATTTTGGCACGTTTAGCCTCATCGTCAATAGATGAAATCCGCTCTACCCCTAATCGGACTAGAGCGGAATTAATGATCTGTATAGAAGAAAGTCCAAGCACATTACCCTCCTAAAGAGGGAACATACCCCCTCTAACTTTTAGTCTGACACATACAGTATACAGACTTCTAGAACGGCAACAGTAGCATTAGCTCCTCCTGCCGTAATAACTTTAATGTCTGTTCCTGTATCGTTATCAGGCTTCCCCAACCTTTTCATTATCATAGGAGATGCTACCCCTACTGCCAATATTCCGGTTGAATTGAAGTTAGTTCCA